GGATGGCGCAGAACTCCCCTTCCAGGCCCGGCACCACCTCGCCCGGCTTTCCGGTAGCAATGGCATGGCCCGATACATACAGGACTTTCCATGAAGCGAGGTCGCGTGACTTGCCAGCCCACTGCAATTGCTTCGCTGTATCGCCGCAGAGAGCGTGGAACAGGTCATTTTGGGCGAGAGTACGGTCGGCTTCGGAAAACTTCACCACGAGCGGCGTGGCGTCGTTAACGGGCAGCTTCCTGATGTAGTCGATGAGGTTGTTGCGAACGCGTTCGTCGCGGAGGTAGAAAACAGGCTGCTTCATACGCCACCTCCGAGAGGTAACGCAGAATGCAGAAAATCGCCGGTGCATTTCTGCATCGGTGACAGGGTATTGGTGTACTCGATGTGTGTCGTCATATCGTCCCCAATATGACGCGCCTGCGGGCCAGGTTGTTCAGGTCTGGCTTGGGGATATTATGGCTGGTTGATAACGTTTTATCAATGCGAGAAAAAGGCCTCAGGAGAGGCCTGATTTTATTTCATAAGTGCGTCAGCCATTGAAGAATGCGCGCCTGATTTTGCGCATATCCCAAATGGCACATGATGCGAATACTCCAGATGCAAACCCCATAAAGCTATTTTCGCTCTCGATGAATAGCCACACAGACATTGCCATGCTTAATGCAGGCCAGATTAGTATCGCTACCACAAGCGCAGCCCACTTTGGCAGAGTGAATAACGTCATCACTTCACCTCCCTGTCGATAACATCGCGTATCGCTTTAAGGCAGCGCTTACAAGGTGATTGTGATCCACCCTGTTCAATGCAAAGCACCGCATGTTGAGCATCCTGAAACAGCCATTCGAATGCCTCTGGCTGATATTTGATGATGTGCTTATCCATCACTTCGGCTCCTGCCGCATGAATTTTGCCACTGGATTATTCCATGCATCGATATCTTCCTGAATGACCTTGCCAGACCCTTTGCATAGCTCACATTTTGATAGCCCGTGAAAGCATTCAGGGCATCTGACGAACGGGCCAAACTGTCTTTTCCATGAAATCAGCCTGGCGCGGGCGGCTATGACGTTGAGGTTATCCATTGTCAGCCTCCTGCTGCGGTGCTGCTGGCAAAGGCATCCAGTGGGTTGCAGGTGGCTCAAAATCAAGGTCACACCACGATGCGCCATCCCAGAATGAAACCGCATGGTGGAACCAGTCGCCGGTAACAAGCACGCTAATCATGGTATCTGGCATCCTCTCACTGCACGGAATCCACTCCTGCACAGGTTCGGCACCCTGAAGCATGGCGGCGCGGCAGGCTGCAATCCCTTCTCTTGCTCCATGCCACGCATCATGGTCGCGGTCGGATATACGTAGCACCTCCTCCATCGCTGCAAGCATTTCATCCACCGCAGCCAGCTGCGGTAACTGTGGTGCTGCGTGACAGTCGCATTCAATCTCGATCGGCTCGCCCCAGGGCTGCGTTCCGCCACTATCTGCCATGCCTGT